TAAAGTGCTTAAACATTGGATGGCTCGGATCAAACTGCATCTTCTGACTACCTGTGAAAACCTGTAACACTTCTCGGGCGGGTTCCTCCCGCCCTCCCAGCACCATTAGTTTTACGCTAGCTGGATCCTCCACTTTGGTAGGATTGGTAAAATCAACGTACAGAGGAAACTGGTCACTATCCTTAACCGAACCACCTTGAGCATAACGCTGCACAGGCTGAAGAAACTGACCAATCCCACCAGCAGGCATGTTTCCTAAACCATAACCAAATGTCATTTCCATCCAGCTCTCCTACGGTTTTCCGCTGCCTCTTCTGCTGTTGTTAAAGCAAACATATCAAAGATCATCGTCTCTCGCTTCCGAGCCATACTGCGAAGGCACCCGTCATTGCACCGCTGACCACGGATATCATCGCGCTCTGCTGAGTACTCAAGTCGTCCAGACTTATGCCCCACTCGATCACCCGAATGTACATTATCGTCATCACGAACATCATGAATCTTGGGAGTATCTTCCATTTCAATACCTGTTCCGCACTCACTTAGTTATACCTTTTACTTTTTCCACGGTTCTTAAACCACCAAGCCCGAGCATCCCCAGCAGCACCGTCATCAAGCTGTCCATGTCAAACACAGGAAGCTCTGGAAGTTCCATGCCAGCCATGCCTGCACCAAAGATAATGAACGGGGCAATGACAAAATGCCATGCCATCGCAAAAGACAGAACCCACCCAAGGAAAGGACGCCATCCCGCAACAAAAATAGACCTATGCTGCGCTTCAGCCTTGTTAATTTCCAGCTGACCCATAGCCTGCTCTTGAGCATGCTTCTCGGACATCGTCGCAATCTCATGCGCCAGACGTGCCTTTTGGTCTTTGTCCTCGATAAATTGATCTAGTAGCCCGGTCACCGGACCAATAAGTGATTGCCACATTAGCTTTTCACACTCCATACAAGGAAATACATCAACAATACTATCACACCAGCACCTAAAATTAAAGCAGTGGCTATAATAGCTATTTCTATTTTTTCCTGACGCTTGCGCTGTGCCTCTTGAATAGCTTCCTGCCTAGCTACCCGTGCGTCAGCCTGAAACTTCTGCCAGTCATTCCACAACCCCGGACGCCCAGCATATATCATCAACTGCTTCAGCTCTTCTTCCTGCTCACGAATCTGCTCTAATGCAAAAAACTCTTCAATGTCGGCACCTGCAAAGACACTACGCTTCTTCTTTTCGCCACGCAGTCGCAATTCTTCCTTTGCATTAACAAAATCGCCAATAGCCTTACCAGCCTTGGCAATATCTCCTGCGTTCTGTACGGCTTGCTTTATGACCGAGAAGGCTGCATTGGCAGCCGCTAGTTCTGCCAACATGTCAGTACACCTCCACGGAGCCTTTCTTCAGATACTTAGGGACACAATAAGCTGTAACCCTGTCTCGACTGTCGATCCAGTCCACATGATCGTAGTTTCCATACCTTCTCGACAATTCGCCAGCAAAGAAGTTACATCTAGTGATATCACGGAAGTACATGTCTCCTGAAGCCAAGTACCGACTTTCTCCCGTGCCGACATAAACGAGTAAAAGGAAGACGTGTACCACTCCATTACTGCCTCTTTTGAGCGGCAGCCATGTTAATACGATAGATGTTCACATCAGATCGGTCATCAGCAATTCCTTGTTGCAGCTGCATACGCTGCTGCGCCAGATCAAAAGCTTGCTGCAACTTAGCCTGATCAATCTGGAAGTCCATCTGATCGTTCATAGCCTTACGCTGAAGTTCCATTGTGTCGTTCTGAAGCTCTTGCTGTCGGATTGCGACAAGTGGATCTTGCTGCTGTGGCATCTGCATCATTGGCATAACCTGCTTCATAATCTCACTTACCTGCTGTGCAACGGCAGACTCAATCATGTCAGGGTTAATCTGCGGTACTGGTTCGCCAGCCATTTGTGCAGCCATAGCAGCCTCTTGGAAGAACTTACCTACCTGATCCCGTGCCAACATACCGACATGCTCTTGCAAGTGTGACTGCAACAGGAGCATAGCCTGCGGATTAGCAGCCATAGCAGGTGAGGACATCATCTGAGCATGTGCCATGATGTGTGACTCGTGATCCTGCTGTGGGAATGCTTGCAACATCTTGCCCTTAATCACATTTGCATTCTCCGTAGCCGGATCAATAGGCTGCGGCTGTGGTGGTGGAGGCAGGATGTTATCTACATCCTTCACATCCAGAGCGTCATACATGCGTCTGTACGCCTCGTAGAGGTTGTGCATCTGTGGGGCCGCTTGAGCAAGCTGGAGCTGCGTCTGTGCCAGCGACAGGCGCTGAGACATAGAGAAGATTGATGGGTCGCTGACAGGGAGGATGTCAACGCGCCCATCAAAGTCCTGTGCCATAATCTGCGGCGGTACGTTTGCACCCACAAAGTAAGGATATGGCATAGGGTTGTCAGCAAAAATCTCTGCCAACAATCTAAATTCATTCTTTTGTCCATAATGCAAGCGCTTATGGATGCTTGAGATTATTTTTGATCCCTGCTCGATAAGTGCCACCGTAGTTCCCACGGGAGCTTGTGAGTTGACGTCGGCGATCTTTGCGTCGGCGACTTGGGCAAATCTTCGACCCGAATCAACAACCACCCCGAGCAGTTGAGCCAGTGTACCAGAAGGTTCTTTGTACGGCAGGGGAATAATAGCATTCCGCAAGTCACCACCGGGAGCATCAATATCACGAAACTCGCCGGGAGAAAGCGGTTCATCATCATTGCGTATCCGAACGCCCCTAGCTTTGAAGCCAGCGGGGAGATTCGAGAGTGTGCCAGCGTCAATAAGCTGACGAAGGATCGAGGTTGCAGCACGGGATAATCCACCTATAGTATGGAGTAAACCAAAGCCATAGAAACCAAAACCGGGCAGAAACTTATAATGCACAAAGTACTGACGCTTGCGTCGTAGTGGATCCATTTCTCTGTAGTTTCTAACCACTGAGAGAACCTCTCCAGAAGCCTCGTCAATCGTGACAATGTAGGGTAGCTTGATACCCGTTGGCTCACCCATCTCGTCAAGGTCCTCAAACCCCTCAAGATCGAGGTCAGTATGTATCTCAAGCAAAGTGTGAACATCATCATTATATGAAGGCCGAATACCCTGCAATTCATTAGTAGTGCTTCTAATCGGTCCTTGAGCATTTTCATCCTCCTCGTGAGCCTGTAAATCAATATCACGGTACACCCCGGCAACCTGCATCTTACGAAGCTCATTCTCCGTGTACCGAACCACATGAGTTACCCGCTCCGCTGTGTTTAAATCACTGGCAGTGTACGGCACCACCAAATCTTCAGCTGGAACAAACTTGCTGACAGCCCTCTGTCTTGCCGGATCAAAGTAAACCTTCTTAAAAGTCGAACCCGTTAAAGGCAAATAGAACAGCATCTGATCCGTGTCCGGATCAAACTCTTCCATCACCTCGGTAATCTGATAGTTCATGAAGTCGCTGACGCGCTGGGCCTGCTCTTCGGTCTCTCTGGTCGGAGTTCCGAGGACCGAGGCTTTAACTGGACCACCCGCTGGCAACATTTCCTTATACGCCTGCGCCTGAAACTGCGTCACCGCTTCACTTAACAACGGATGGTGTACGCCACTAGCACCAAGAAACGGCTCAGACCGCTCCTCGTAGTTCACACCCAATAACTTCAAACCCTTGCCAATGGCCTCGGCCCAATCGTCACGGGACTCCTTGTCCTGCTCGAACCTGTCCTGAAGATCCGAGGACAGAGAACCAAGGACCGAGTCGTCAAGTACTTCAGCCAAGTTGGCGTTGTGATCGTAAGCCGCAGCTTGGACCTCGATCATCTGTTCTTCGCCAATCATCTCTATGCCGTCAGGAAGCTGGTCCTCGAGGGGTAGCTCAACCTGCATTTCTTCTGGCATTAGGTCAGCAGGACCGCCGGGACCCATAGCCATGTCTGTCATTTGTGGGGGTAGTGCCATTAAAATAAACTCCTAATGCTATGAATATAGCCTAAACAGGTCGCCAATACCAGTGCGAAGGTCAACCGGGCCGCCTTTAGCCTTATAGGTAACCTGCGGAGGTACACCACGATTAGCCAGAGCTTGTTCCGCCAACGCATTTATCTCGTCCATCATTTTGATGGTGGATGGAGCACTCCTTAAAAGGTCATAGGCTTCTATCTTCCCAAAATAATCCTTTTCTTCGTTTTCATCGTAATAGTCTTTTCTAGCAAGATAATCACGGGCATCTAAAACAGACTCTTCATAGCTAGAACCAATATAAGGGTCGTTAAATTTTTCAACAGTCTGTGTGTCAGCCAAACTAGGGTCTGCTCGAAGTGCCATTGCACCTAAATGAGATAACTCGTGCAACAGTAATTGACGGGTATTTTCTGTGTTTAATATGTAATCTGGACCTTCCGCTGTAGACTGGGTATAAAAAACCGTAGCCCCCTCGGACGGAGAAAGACTGGGTTGGCTTACGCCTTGTTCCCGCAACATCCGCTGTACTCCTAGCGAGGATATTTCGTCAGCGTGTGTTTTTGGATCCTCTCCGACCGCTCTAATAGCCTCTTCGCTCGGAACCATCTGACCTGCCAGCGCATAAGCCTTTCCCCCCGGAGACGTTAGCATGGTAACAATTTTACCACCATAGTCTGCTGTGTCCTCATCTGGATAAAATCCCCGCTCAATTATGTCAAAACCGAGACGTGCGAGTGGGTCCGTTTGAAGCAGATCATCGTAATCCGCACGAAGTTCAAGTAACCCCATACGACGTGCGTGGTCAGCTGCTTGATTGTCTAAAGTAGCAACGCCCTTTGGTTCTGCTGGTTTTGCTGGTGGAATCGGTACGGGTTTTTTCTCAGCCATTATGCAATTCTCGTTGGTTTGCGCTTTTCAGGCAGCATTAATTTGGAGAAACGATTGGGCAC